GACCCCGTATCGGAAAATGCAAACATCTTGCAAGGTATCCCAGTAAAAGCATTCCAGATACAAGATCATGTGTCGCACATCGCCGTACACCAAGCTGCTATGCAAGACCCTAAGATTCAAGCGATGATCGGGCAGAACCCACAAGCACCAATGATTATGGCCGCTGCACAGGCGCATCTGGCCGAGCATACGGCGATGGAGTACCGCAATCTTATCGCACAGCAAATGGGCACACCGTTACCACAACAAGGCGAAGCAATGCCACCACAAGTGGAAGTCGCCCTTTCAGCAATGATGGCAAAAGCCGCACAGCAGCTATTACAGCAGCATCAACAAGAAGCCGCACAGCAGCAAGCCCAACAGTCTCAGCAAGATCCTGTGGTACAGATGCAACAGCAAGAGCTACAGTTACGTCAGCAAGAGCTACATATTAAACAGCAAGAAGTACAGATCAAGCAGCAGCAAGCAACAGCACAGACACAGATTGAGATTCAGAAGATGCAGAATAGCCTTAAAGTACATACTGACAAGCTGGCACTGGATCAAGAGAAGACTAAGGGTAACTTGCAGCTCGGCGCAATGAAGGTAGGGGTTGATGTACAGCGCTCAAAACATCAGCAAGCGTCCCAAAATAGCCAAGCAGGGTTGCGTACGGGCTTAGAAATTGCCAAGCACAAGAAAGAGTCTGCACTACAAGAAGCACAGATGGCAGCAGATGCAAAAGCCCAAAGTCAGCCTAAGCAACCTAAGCAACCTAAGCAACCTAAGGAAGCAAAATGATTGATCACTTTGCCCGAGTACTAATAAGTTCTATCCGAAAAGATATGAACAACTATGCCGACGATATTGCAGGCGGCAACTGTAAAAATTTTGAAGAGTACCAAAAACTTTGCGGAGTTATCCACGGTCTAGCTATCGCAGAGCAGTATATTAAAGACCTTGCTAAAAACATAGAGGAAGATGATGAGTAATTTGATTTTGCCACCGGGTTTAACCCTCCCACGTCAGATACAGCCACAAGTGGCCCCTGAAGCAACTGATACCGACGAAGAAAAAGCAACGATGTTGCCCGAGCCTTCTGGGTACAAGTTACTGTGTGTAGTCCCTGACGTATCAGAAAAGATTGCCGGTAGTATGTTGCTCAAGGCTTCTGAGTATGCGCGCCAAGAAGAACATTCTACCACGGTACTATTTGTGGTTAAAGTGGGCCCAGATGCTTATGGCGACAAAGCCAAATTTACAAGCGGCCCTTGGTGTAAAGCAGGTGACTTCGTTGTTGTCCGGGCATATGCCGGTACACGATTGAAGATCTATGGCAAAGAGTTTCGTCTTATTAATGACGATCAAGTCGAAGCAGTTGTCGCTGACCCTCGCGGCATTACTAGAGCATAAGGAGCAAGACCATGGCATTTAAATTCCCAGATGAAATCGAAGCGGAAAAGGTTACTGCTGCAGCGCAAGAAGATGACTTTGAAATTGAAGTTGTTGACGATACCCCTGCAAAAGACCAGAACCGCAAGCCTTTAGAAAAAGAAGTCGTTGACCCAACAGAAGACGAAATCGAAAACTATTCCGAAGGCGTCAAGAAGCGCATTCAAGAGTTGACCCATGCTCGGCACGACGAACGTCGGGCTAAAGAGCAGATTCAGCGTGAGCGTGAAGAACTGGAACGTATGGCCCAGAACTTGTTGGATGAAAACAACAAGCTTAAACAGTACGTGAACAACGGTACTCAGGAGTATTCAGTAACCCTGAAAGCTGCTGCAGAAGGACAAATGGAAATGGCGCGGCGTAATTACAAAGCTGCCCAAGACGCGTTTGATACCGATGCTATCATTGCCGCACAAGAAGCGATGACAGAAGCTAAGTTTAAGATCGAAGCTGCAAAGAATTTTCGTCCAAGTGCTTTACAAACAGATGAAACTCCTGTAAAACAGTATCAGCAAGCACCTCAAGCGGTGCAGCCCGACGAAAAAACACTGCGCTGGCAGGCACAAAACCAGTGGTTCGGGGCTCCAGGATTTGAAGAACATACCAGCTTCGCACTAGGGCTGCATCAAAAACTAGTCAACTCGGGCATCGACCCGCAATCCGACGAATACTTTTCGACTATTAATGGTCGCGTAAAAAGCACCTTCCCTGATTTATTCGGTGAAGAAGCACGCCAGACAACGACTCCAGCTAAAAAGTCATCAAGTGTTGTAGCCCCGGCAGCACGTTCTACTGGGACAAGAAAAATCCAATTAACCCAAACGCAAGTAGCGCTAGCTAAAAAATTCGGATTAACCAATCAACAATATGCAATTGAAGTGATGAAAGCGGAGAGATAATATGGCAATTGATACTAAAATTTCACGGGAATTAAGTACCCGAGATAAAAATGCACGGTACGAGTACAAGCCTTCCAGTATTCTTCCAGACCCCACCCCTATTCCTGGCATTGCATTTCGCTGGGTAATGACCGCCCTTTTGGGTGTATCAGACGCTACAAATATGTCGCGTAAGATGCGGGATGGCTGGGAACCAGTTAGAGCCGAAGATCATTTAGAGTTGATGCTCCCAGGTAATAAAAATGGTAACGTGGAAATTGGTGGTTTGATCCTTTGCAGTATGCCAGAAGAACGGTTAGCAGCACAGGCCCGATACTTTGCCGAGCAAGCGCACAATCAGATGGAATCAGTAGATAACAACTTTATGCGGGATAATAACCCAAAAATGGCAAAGTTTTCAGAGAGTAAGTCTGAAGTGTCACGGGGAAGTCGTTTCGGTTCAGGAACTAAATAACATAGGAGTCTTTCATGGCTTATCCAAACGTAACAGCACCATACGGCCTAAAACCCGTAAGTTTGATCGGTGGGCAAGTATTTGCGGGTTCTACTCGCAATCTGCCAATCCAGTACGGTTATGCAACTAACCTTTTTTATGGCGATGTTGTTAAACTCGTACAAGGTTTTGTAGTTGAATCTACAATCACTTCTAGTAACGGCGAGACGACTCCCGGTACTACTGCCCCTACCGATAACATCGTAGGTATTTTTTTGGGTTGTTCGTACACAAACCCAACTACTAAACAAAAGCTGTTCTCACAGTACTGGCCTTCTGGTACCAATGCTGGTGATGCCGTTGCTGTTGTTGCAGATGATCCTGATCAATTATTTAAAGCAGTAATGATTGCTTCCGGTACCGCGCTAGGTTCTGCCGCTGTTCCAGTCGTAGGTCAAAACATTCAGATCAGCCGCCTCTGGCAAGCTGGTACTGGTTCTGCTGTTGCAGGTAACTTGAATACTGGTAACTCGTATATTGGTGCCTTGGCTACCACATTGAGCACCGCTGCTACTGCACCCCTGCGTGTTGTTGGGATTGTTCCAGATACCTCGTTCTCTGTTTCTGGTACAGGTTCTTCTACTACCACTACAGTTACTTTGACTGGTGCTGGTCTGCCAAGCGCAATTCTTTTGGGTGCTGACGTAGGTTATTTGGCTGCAAATGGCCAACTGATTGAAACAGGTTCTTTTGTAACTTCCGCATACGCGGCAGGTGCCACCTCAATCACCATCAACGTAGCAGTAGCAGTACCGGGCGGCATTACCGCGATCCCATCGGGTTCGACGATTGTGTTTACCAATTACCCAGAAGTTCTGGTCAAGTTCAACCAAGGCACCCATGGGTACTACTACCCAGTAAGTGTTTAAGGAGTAATATAATATGGCAATCTCACGCGCACAGCTACTTAAAGAACTCTTACCCGGCCTGAATGCTTTGTTCGGTCTGGAGTATGCCCGTTACGGCGAAGAACATAAAGAAATTTATGAGACCGAGACTTCAGAACGTTCGTTTGAAGAAGAAACCAAACTCTCCGGCTTTAGTGCCGCGCCTGTCAAGGACGAGGGTACTGGTATCTCTTACGACAATGCTCAAGAAGCTTGGACTGCACGATACAACCACCAGACCATTGCTCTGGGTTTCTCCATCACTGAAGAAGCTATCGAGGATAATCTGTACGATTCTCTGTCAGCACGCTACACCAAAGGTCTGGCCCGCGCCATGGCCTACACCAAGCAAGTTAAAGCCGCTGCCGTTCTGAACAACGGTTTCAGCTCTGCTTACCAAGGTGGTGATGGCGTGTCGCTGTTTAGTACAGCACACCCACTGGTCAATGGCGGTACTAACGCCAATACGCCAACCACCCCCGCCGATCTGAACGAAACAGCCCTCGAAGCTGCCGTCATTCAAATCGCTGCATGGACCGATGAACGTGGTCTGTTGATTGCTGCGCGTCCTAAGAAACTGGTCATCCCGCCAGCTCTGATGTTCGTCGCTACGCGTCTGTTGGATACTGAACTTCGCGTCGGTACTAACAACAACGATATCAATGCAATCAAAAACAACGGCTCAATCCCAGAAGGCTACACAGTCAATCACTTTTTGACTGCTTCTAATGCATGGTTCTTGACTACTGACGTACCTAACGGCTTGAAACACTTCGAGCGCGTGGCTATGCAGAATTCAATGGATGGTGATTTCGACACAGGTAACGTCAGATATAAATGTAGAGAGCGTTACAGTTTTGGTTTCAGTGATCCTTTGGGTGTTTACGGCAGTTACTAAGCAATAAAGCACTTTTTAAAAGGCCTTTACGGGCCTTTTATTTATTTATTGCGTATAAAGGTAGTTAGTGATATACTTTAAAAACACTAACCTTTTCGGAGTTTATATCATGGCAGTAATCTATAAAATATTAAATGTAGTAAATGACTGTTTTTATATTGGAAGTGCAGTAAACGAAAAAAGACGGCGGTGGGAACATTGGACAGCTTTAAAAAAAGGAGTGCATCATTGCAAAAAATTACAAGAAGCATGGGGGGTATTTGGGGAAGACGCTTTTGAATTAGTTATACTGGAAGAAGTAGCCGTAGAAAAAAGGTTGCAGATAGAAGACCTATATTTACAGCAGCATGCAAAAAAAGAGTACTGTTACAACACTATGTCAAGCACAAAAGGTTGTGCAGAAGATGTAAGTATACGAGAGCAAATAGGCCGTTCGCTAAAAAAGTACTATATAAACAATGCCCACCCACGCCAAGGTACGCAGCATAGCGAAAAAACAAAAGATAAAATAAGTTCCTCACGTACAGGTAAAAGTGCCGGAGAAGCCCATTACCGCTATGGCCAAGTAGTATCTGAAGAAGTACGTAAAAAAATAGGGGACACACAACGCGGCGTCACTAAAGCGCCGCGCACATTCAGTGCGGAAGGTCTTTTAAAAGCCCAAGAAAACATGCGCCGCAACGCGCATAAAAATATGCCAGCCAATTTTACCGAGGTGCACGCCAAATTTACAGAAGAAGTACAACAAAGATACAACTTTGAAAAAGCGGTATATACCGGAGCACTGGCCCGCATAGAAGGCGTCATATGCCATACGCACGGGGTATTCTCTCAGTATGCCGCACAGTTCCGTAAAGGACGCGGTTGCCCGGACTGCGGCGTGGAACAACGCGCACAAAGTAAAAGTGCACAAATGAAAAAAGCATGGGCAGACGAAGCGTACCGAACAAGTACAATAGCGCAACAAAATAAAGGCCGCAGTTTA